CCGATACACCCGTCGGGATTCTCCTTCTCAAACGTCTCACAGAAGTGCGGCCCACCTTTACGCTGTAGGTCATGCACTTTAATCTCGATTTCCTCGGGGTCATAGCCGGGGTACTTCTCTGACATCTTGTGCGCAGCCGATGCCCCTTCCTCACAGAATGCCGTGATAGACAAGGCGCTACGCCATAGGTTGTAAGAAATAGTGTCTTGGTTCTGGAAGCAGTGAACTAACTGCTTACATCCTTCGCCTTGCGCCGACTTCATCATTATGGTTTTGAAACGGGAGATACGGTTGCCCATCAAGGATAGGGTCAGGGCACTGCGCTGTATCTGCCTACGTGGGGCAAACTTTTTATCCGTTACACCTAATGTTAGACGTAGCTCACTAGGCTCACTTTTGCTACCACCTGCCGCTATTACACTAACCGGAGATGGTGGAGTATCTTTAAAGTTAAGCGTACTGGGTACGCGCAGTATCCGTGCTGGTTCAAAGCACTTAGGGTCTGCTGTTAGGCTGTGAATCTTGCATAGCTCCGCCAAACGATCCATCATTGGTTGCCAGCGGTCTTTGCCGATAACCTCAGTGAGCGCCCAGTAAGCGTGTATGCCACGGCCTGAGTTAATTATTATGGGTTTGGGTAGCCCAATTGTCTTACAGAAGCGTTGCAGTTCCTGTAGTCCAGTAGCTTGGTCTATGTAGCCTTCACCGGATGCAGCCTTGTCTTCTCCACAGTCAATATCCACCCACAATGCTTTGAAGTACTTTGCATTGTCACCTGTGCGGTTATCGCCTGTTTCGTACTTGGCGCAGCCAAAGTACACGTCGCGCTCTTCTTCGAGCATGTCTTGTACTAGCTCATTTACCTCTTCTCTAGTTTCTACTAGGTGCTGCCTCGTCTTCTTGTTCTTGATGCCCACAACTGCGTACCACCCTTGGGGGGCAAGCACAGCATCTAAAAGGTCGAAGTCAGCCATTGTCTTATCTCAGGGAAAAAAAGGGGGAGGATTGCTCCTCCCCGAAAGCCGCAGGTCACGCGGCGCGAGAAACTTAATCGTCACTCCACGCACTGACTACATCTGCTAAGCTACTTTTTGATTCTGTAGGAGGAGGTGTAGCTTTCTTCGCCGCACGTTTAACTGGCTCTGCTACTTCCTCTTCTTCTACTACCTGAACTTTCTTAGGCTTTTGTTCAAACTCCTCGTTGTTGTCGCCGCCCTTATCTACAACAGCTACGTTCAATGCAATAGCTTTATGTATCTCAGGCGACTCAATCGCGTCTTCAACCACTGCTTGCAAGTCAGGGTGACTAGCCACAAAGTCAACTGCACGGAACAACACAGACTGATTGTTGTTGTCCTCGTTAAAGTCAATCTCAGTTATTACACCGTCAATATTCTCACCGTTAGCAATAACATAATCAAGATAAGCATTGAGCGGGAATACCTGTCCGCTGCCCTTACCAAAGATTGACTTTGATGCTACCTCAAGTTGATAGATGTCGCCATGATTATTGCCGCCTACTTCTTCTGGCAAGATAACCGCTACACGACGCTTAAACCTACAAGCACGGGAATCCGCTTGGCCTGAACCCTTGATGTTCTGTGGGCAGGTCTCACACGTCTTACCCTGCGGGTTCTTAATGCTGGCATCTGGTTTGTTGCCGTCATTAGTCCAGCAGTCAGGCGCAGTAGCTTCAGCGTTAGGGTCGTATGCTTTAGCGTAGAACGTACGCTGTACAGCAGGGGCAACACCAACCAATACCACTCGCAACGGCGCTTTAAACTTACCTGCTGAATCACCGTTGACGATACGAACGAACATGCCGTTACGTGGGGAAATGCGCTTAAGCTTACTACCACCCTTCATCAATGACTGAGTCAATGCACTAGGGGCCTTCTTACCTGCAACCGCTATATCGCGGTTCTTGAAAATGGAAACTTCATTAGTCATTATTACTTCTCCTTACGGTTATTTTGTATGTACTATCCAACAACATGCCCGGAGGGAACTTGTCGGGGTTCTCTTCAAGAAACTGCTTCATATTGCCTTGATGCACGCGACGTTCAAGTAAACCATACGCATCGTTTTCTTTAACAAAGTTGTACATCGAGTCCCAGTCATTAGTCCAGTAGCGAGTTGCTACCCTACGCATCACTGTACCTGCTTCGGTTTTAATACTATTAGCATCGTTGTCTTTACATATTTCCAACAACTCAGCCTCTATTACATCCATCTGCGCTTCCAACTTCTTATCTTCTTCGTCGTACTTTGCTTTTAATTCTGTTCTTGCATCGCGTATTTTTAAATAAACAGACGACAGTTTGCTAGCCGACCAAGTCATAACGCCTCCTAATATGCGTACTTAGGTGCGCAGGTGACGTCAGTAACTATATCGGTCGTGCGTCCAGATATTTTGCGTTTAGCCATAATGACTACTGCACGGGTACGGTTGAACTCGCATTCGTTAATAGCCATGATGACCTCGTTACGACTCATGCCTTGTACTTCTTTATCGACAACGAGTGTAGAGTTTGGTGGATTGTATGCGTCGCCCAACGCACACCCCGCTAATACTACAGGGACGAGTAATAATAATTTTTTCATGCTTAGCTCCTTCGGTTAATAAAGTACAACTATTTGTCGTTCAACTCCTGCTTGTACAACTCAATTATTTTATTGTGGTTAACTATGTTGCCACGAAGCATGCTGTACATTCGTCGTTCGACTTCACTTCCTCTTATATGTACAACAGTCATCGCATTCTTTTGGCCCGGCCTGTCAATTCGTGCGTTAGCCTGAAGATAGGTTTCAACACTAGTGACAGGTGCGTACCAGATTACTACGTTTGCTGCGGTTAGTGTCAACCCATGTGATGCTGCTTGGGGTTGAATTATTAAAACTTTAGTGTCTTGGTTAGATTGAAACCTTTGAATAATGTCATGTCTTTTATTTACTGTTACCTGTCCGCTAATAACTTCACAAGAAATACCAGCTTTAGTAAGGTGTTCTTTCAATAAAGTTATCGTGTGAGTAAACGGTACAAATACCAGCACCTTATGACTTGCTTCTTCTATAACCTCCTGCACCACATTCAGGCGATTCGATACATCAAACTCAATAACATGTTTATCATCAGAATAAACCGCACCGCCCGATATTTGCAACAACTTATTTAACTTTACTGCTGCATTAACAGACGTAACCTCTTCGCCGTCTGCTGACATAATCATTTGCTGCTTAAGTATCTCGTAATACTTTCTTTGCTGGGCCGTTAAAGGTGCATCTCGTTCTACGTACGTTACATCCGGTAGGTCTAAACACTGCGCTTTCTCAAAGCGTATCGCTGGTTGTAGTGCGTTATGTACAGTTACTTCCGAGTCCTTGCGTGGTATCCAACGAAACTGCCCAACCTTCTCCATTACCTTGTCACGAAACTGTCCATAGAACTTAGGTATGCCATCAGGATTGATTAGCTTAGCCAGACCATACGCATCCACAGGGGACTGCGCAGCGGGTGTACCGGTTAACATCCACAACCATGTATCAGGTGTAATCAACGTCTTCAATGCTTTCCAACGGTTAGTCTGTATGTTCTTGTACGCTGATGCTTCGTCTGCAACGATTAAGTCAAACCCACCATTAGCAATCTCTTCCTTAACAATATCTACGCCATCAAAATTAATAACGACAAACTCTGCATCGCCTTCTATAACTTTAGCGCGTTGCTCTTTCTTGCCATACGCTATGTCTACAGTTCTATGCACAGCAAACTTAAACAAGTCTGTTTGCCATGCGGATTTCATAATCGACAAAGGGCAAATAATAAGCACTCGACGAATTAAGCCTAGCTTCATTAGGTAGTCAGCCGCCCAAATTACTGCTGCTGTTTTACCTGTACCTTGCTCGTTAAAACAAAATGCTTTCTTGCGTAACGTCAAAAACGCTGCTGTTTCTTTCTGGTGGTCGAACGGTTTATACAGCCCGGGCCAGTTGTAGTCTCTCGTAATAGTGCTAGGCACACCCTTAATCTTCAAACTAGTAAGCTGTTGCGCTTCTTTAAGCCCAAAGAAAACGGCGACATCATGCAGTCCATCTGGTAACCAACCAATGATCTTGCTCTTCTTGATCTTTTCAATGACTAGATGCGGTCGTCTAGTTCGTATCACTATTACCTTGTCGTTTACAATTTGCATTATTTTTTAGGCTTGTTCTTCTTTAC